AACTATATACAAGCTCTTGACGTACCGGCTGTTGTGGAAATAGAGGTAAAAAATAAACCGATTTTTGTATTAGCTTATGAGCTTTATGAAGATATAACCAGAGCGGATGAGATAAAACAGATTAATAATTTGGTCTTTACAGATAACATCACAGGCACTTTGCAGGTATTGTCGAGATGATTCAATTATCAGTAAACGGATCTCAAGTTGTTTATAATTCAATAGAGGTATTTAAACCTACACAAACGGGGGCAGGCGCTTTTTCTTTCACCATAGGCGTAGTAAATATCCCACACCAATTCAAAGACACAGTAAAAATAAGCGTTGACGGCACGGAGGTGCTTGTAGGGAAAATAGAAGCGATTGATGCAATAGGTGATGAAACTGACAGTGTATATATCTTCCAGGGGCGAGATAATACCGCCACTGCTATAGATAGTAGCTTTGATAAGCTAATAGAGTTTGCGCCTAACCTGAGTTTAAAAGATCTTGTAAATGAAGTTCTGGGACCATACAATTTAACAGCAGAACAGGAAAACACAACAGACAATTTTACTGCCTCTGAACTGCCAACCGCAGAAGTGGGTGAAAATGTCTTTAAATTTTGTGATAAGTTGGCAAGGATACGAAGCTCAATTATCACTGCAGGAAACGACGGTAATTTTTTAATTACAGACAAGGGTAAAAATAAGGCTTCCGACAATATCACTTATGGAGAAGGTGGAAATATTTATAAAAGGGAATTTGTTTATAACACTACCCTGGAGTATGATAAATATACTGTGTACTCTCAAAATAATTCTATATTGGATGATCTTAATAATTTGGTTAATGTCAATGCATCCACAGGCAGCGGTGTCCGGACGAAAGGCTTAATAGAAAATAACTCTCTTGATAAAGGCGAGTGTAAAGCAAGAGCTGAATTTGAACAGGATCTAGATAGAAGAAGAGCTCAAACTTATATTGCTTATATTGCCAACCACTCACAATCAAATGATGCTATATGGGATAGAAATTTGAAAGTTAAACTACAGGATTCCACCATTGACATATTTGCAGATTATCTTACTCGCTCAGAACGGTGATGATATTAGTACAAAATTAGAGCTGGAGAGATTGTAATGTACCAGCAGATAAAGAAAGCAATCATCAAACGATGGATAAAAAAAAGTCAAGTGGAAGTTGAAAGCATAGGTGGATCTAGCAAAGCTGATTTTATCAGTCCAAACGGTCTTTATTCTAAACCTTTGAATAGAAACAGTCTTATGCTGCAGATCATAAATGACGAGGGCAATAAAGTTGTAATACCACTTCAGAAATTTCCTGACTTTTTAACGCTAGAAGATAACGATGTTTTACTCACTGACGATAAAAGTTATATCCACTTTGATAATAAAAATGGTAACATTTTGGTAAAATTAACTAAGTTAAAAATAGAGAATGACACAGGTGAATTAATTGCTTTTTTAGTGGACCAAATTGATGAACTTATAATACAAGCACAGGCAATTTCGGACATCACGGTAATAACTTCACTCGGTACTCAGCCTATTGTAAACAAAGCATCATTTGTTACAATCAAATCGAACCTTGAAACACTCAAGGCAACGATTGACTCGTTTAAGGTATAGGACATGGCAATAAGTGTAGGTAACATTGTAGCAGCATATATTACAGCTCAAGGACTAACCTCAGATCCCCATAAGACTGAAATCGAAACAGGCATAACAAATCTAGTGCAAGCTATCGTTGACGAATTTTCCAATAACGGTCAAATAATTGTAGTAAGTGGAACTACAGCACAACCAACGCCCCCTCTAGGGGGTGCGGTAGCAGTACCGCCAGACACCCAAATAGGTACAATATCATGATAGACTTTGAACTTGACCAAGATGTAGATATACAGTTTGATTCAAATGGTGACTACAAAACCGTTGATACCATCGAGACTGCTATCCTTTGCGGTCTTTTTTATGAGAAACGAGATAATGACAGGCGCGGATTCTTTGGATTTGGGACAGGCGAGGGATCACGACTATGGACCAAAGAGCAAGCCAGAGTCACAACCGATACCCTTAATGATACTCGTCTATATGCTAACGAGGGTTTAAATTTTCTTATAATCGATAAATTGGTAAAATCAGTAGACAATGAAGCGAGTGTGGGGGATAACGGAATAATTCTCAACACAACCATAACAACAAGCGAAGATATAACTATTAACAAGGTGTTTGAACTGTGATAAATTTCCCTGATTTTACCCGTATTTTAAACCGCTTACGTAGTGATTTCCAAGCAAGCAACCCTGATTCTAACCCTTTTTTAAGAACAGGGTTTTTGAAAGCTATTTTAGATAGTTTTGCCGGACGATTTAACGATCTTTTCAGGGCAGTGGAAGAGTTTATAAAACAGGCTTTTGCAACCACTGCAACAGATGAGTTCTTATTGAGAATAGGGAACGAGAGGGGATTAACAACAAAAGTCGCTCAAAAATCCACAGGACAAATCGCAATAACAGGCGTGGTCGGCACAGGCATACCCAATGGTAATCAGATTGTGTCATCTACAGGAGCACTTTTTACTACTCAAGAAACAGGCACTATCGCTGCAACCCCACTAAATATAACAAACTTGATTCAAAGTGGTGGACTAGCTACAGCAACATCGGCGGATCATGCTTTGGTAAATGGTAATTCAGTTACGATATCGGGAGCAGATCAGACAGCATATAACGGCACTTTTACAATAATCGCGATAGATAAAGACACTTTTACATATGAAGTGCCAAGCGGCACAGTGTCACCAGCAACCGGAACTATAACTCTTAATATTGATAGGTCAATAGTAAATATAGAATCCAACGAGGGTGGCGCAGCTACTAATTTGTCAGCTAATGAGCAATTAGACTTTGTAAGCACGATACCAAATATTGATAGTGTGGTCGGGGTTGTGTTTAATGGCTTTACAGGTGGCACTGATGATGAAACAGAAGAAGAATATAGAGTACGGGTATTAGACATTATACGTCAACCTGTAGCGCCTTTTAATGAGGCAAATATCGATAATAATATCCAAGAAAATGTGCCTACAGCAACACGTATTTTTATCCTATCCGTCACTCCTGATGCAGGGCAGGTCACTATATATTTTGTAGAAGATGGTCAATCAAATATACTTCCATCGTCAGCTAACTTGACAAAAGCAAAAGATGGGCTGGAAGCCATAAGACCTGCTCAAATAGAGCCTTCAGATATTTTTGTACTCGCGCCAACACTAGTGAGTCAAGACTTTACATTTTCTTCCATCACCCCTGATACAACAACTATGAGAGAAGCCATAGAAGAAAATCTAAAATATTTGTTTGACAACACATCACTAGGTGTGACCGTAAAAGAAGAAGAGTATGTGAATGTGATTTTAAACACTCAAGATACTACTACAGGTGCAGTATTAACAGATTTTACACTTTCTGCACCTACGGGTGATTTAACTTATTCATCAGATGAACTTGGAGTTTTGGGTAATGTCAACTTCTAAATACAGACCAGAGTCAATAGACCAGATAACAGACATCACTCTAAACTATACACCTGGTGGCAGATTGCTTAACAATAAGTATGATAAGTCTACCAATGTATATAAATTTTTTAAATCTTTTAGCACTGAACAGTACCGTGTGCTAACGGAATTATTTGATATCAATGACGGTTTGTTTGTAAAAGATTCTACTAAATTAATTGATGAATGGGAGAGGGAGCTAGGCATACCAGATACTATCTTTTCAGGCGTAGGTAGTTTAGAAGAGCGCCAAAACGATGTGATAGTAAAAAGATTACTCATGAACGGAAATCGTGAAGTGGATTACAAGGCGGTGGCTGATATATACGGTATGACTATTGAGATCAGGACAGGTGCGGCAAATGCTTTTTTCCCTCTCCCTTTCCCTCTTATTTTTGCTATTGCAGATGAAGCAAGAAACACAATGTACATAAAATTTATATCCACAGAACCGCTTGCTCTTTTTCCTTTGCCTTTCCCGTTGGAGTTTTCGAGTGGAGGTGATACTATTGTAAAACTAAAAAAAGTTTTTGATAAAATGAAACCTGCAACAACTAAAATTATATATCAAATAGAGGAGGCATAACAAATGGAGAATATAGGAAACAAAACAGACGGCATAACTACTCTTCCTGATACGGAATTTAATAGTCATAAAAATGAACTACAAAATGCTGTAGTAGAATCAGGACAATCTTTAGCTATCGGCGAAACAGATCAACTACGAAGAGCTATGCAATATTACGGCAGATCTTTATACTGTAAAGATACAGGAGCGGTGGATGCTTATGTGTTGACTAAACCAAGTGCAACAAGTGAGGTTAAAGTTTATTTTGATGGACTCACGCTAATATTCGACACAGCAAATGCAAATACAGGCGCATCAACTATAAATCTTGATGGTATTGGTGTTAAAAAGATTCGGACCGCTGCAGATGCTGCTATAAGTGCAGGAGATATCGCAGAAGGTGAAATTGTTTTGCTCGTATATAACAGTGCGCTTGACTCAGCAGCAGGTGCGTTTGAGTTAAAAGTACTTTCGAAAGGCTCCTCTTCTGGAAATTTTCTTATTAATGGAGATATGAGAATTAGTCAGAGAGGAGATTTTACAAGTGCAGCGGCGGCAACAAATGGTGCTTTTTATTTGGACAGATGGGCGACCTCACTTGTTACCGTAACGGCAAATAAGCAACACATATCAACGGCACAACCTACAGGCACCAACGGGAAATCATTAAAATATATAGCAACATCAACGGCATCTGGAAGAATTGGCTGTTTACAAACCTATGAAGAATTTGCTTTACTGGAAGGGAAAACAATAACTTTCTCGGCTTGGGTTAAATCTAACAGTACTGATGCAAGACTGCGTATTTCTGCCGGGGGAGCTGTAGCTTCTACCTCACACTCAGGAGGCGGAGGATGGGAGAAACTATCCGTTACTCATACGGTTTCTTCTATCTCTTCCGCATTTCTTTTTATAAGATTGCAAAGTAGTGGAGGAAGCGATGTGTCAATAGACTCAGGCGACTACATAGAATTCACACAAGCACAGCTAGAAGTAGGCTCAGTAGCAACAGATTTCGTGATGAGATCTTATGGGGCGGAGCTTGATTTATGTTTAAGATTTGGTGAAGCATTTCCTGATTATGGTGAG